ATTTATCTTGAAAAAAATCTGTAGCTTGTAAGACTCTTGATCCAGACCTTACATCAAGTGTTTGATTAATTGCTAAATTTGGTGAACCTATGGAATCCACATCTAGGGCAATATAAGGATTATCTGGGCTACCACTACTATTAGGATTGATAGTTCCATAATCATCTTGCTCTGCAACTAGAAATGAAAAACCTTTAGGATCGTATGCTGTTCCAGATACTGCCATTTAAGACTCCTTTTTTTTATTGTGCTTCAAAAGTTTTTACTGTTAATGTTAAAATTGCTCTCATTTTTGCTTCTTCTTCATCTTTCTCATACTCTACTGATTCCACTTGACCACCAAAGTAATCATCGCCATCTCTAGCGTTGTTATCTGGTGCAAATAAGCGTTTAATATGTTCAGCTATGTTAGAGACTTGCTTGAAGTTTTTGGCGTTTATTTGACCGCCTAAATTGATTTGATAAACTATAGAGATAGTGACTTGTCTTTGTTGACCATTTGCAAAAGTCTCAACTAGATCATCGGCAGTTGGTGTAATCACTATGCTACTACTTCCCTTGTGTGAATCCATATATACAGGAATAGACAACTCACCGCCTAAAGTTTTTCTAAGATTAGAAATTACTTTATCATAAATAATATTTGTGTAATCTATCGGCATTAGATACGCCCTACATATCCATATTTTACTTTTTGGGTTCTAGTAGATACATGAGGATTACATTCTAATTCCCATTGATCGTTTTGAGTATATAAGCCATCAGAGAATAATACTTCCATGCCATTTCCTACTTTATTCCAGTTGCCTGTTAAAGTTTCTGTATCAATAATTTTACTAATTTTTAAGCCTGTAGAATCTTTTCCATATACATCATAAGTAATACTAGAAGTAGATCCATAAGTAAGTGTAGCAGTTGAACTCGTTATAATAATTTTTAGCTTATCCCAGACAACTGGCTTTCCCTGTACATCTACAATAGATCCAGTAGTATTTGCATTAATAGAAATTTCCCTAACAATTCCAGCCTGTTTATCTACGCCCTCATCTTGATAAAGAATTATACTTCCATTTCTTACTTTGTCTAGATCGCCAGTTCCTTCATCGTTTGTAACTCTAGCTTTTAATTCGTTGGCTTTTTCTAAGTCATAAGGTGAGATTAAATAATAACAAGCCATAGCTGCGGTATTTAAAACAATAATTTCTGGAAAGGGATTGCCTGTTGCTGATGCTGTAGAAACTCCCTTTCTTTTATAAATAGGAACACCAGCAATAGATCTTACATAATCACTAGCCCTAGCAATCGCATTAGCAATATGTGTACTAAAATCTATCCCAGATTCAACAATACTAGAATTTAATGTATTAGCTGAACCGCCTTGTTGAAACAATTCTAGTAAGTCTGTTGCAGCATTGTATTTATACTCATCATTCGCATTAGGCGTATCGGTAACTAATGTCATTTCTTCACCATCTAGGAAAAGCTGATCTACAGTTCCAGAATCATATAGATAAAATAAGTGACTTGTACCACTAGCAACCCAATTACTAGAAAGGATTCTCTTAGAATCATACTGGTCTATATTAGGTGTGATAAACCTTAAATCATCTGCATCGCAGTAAGTAAATTCGCTCATGCTTGAAAATCTCCATAATCTATAACTTCAAATTCAGCATTTTGAAGTCTATTAATAATTTCTGCTATTATGTGAATCGTTTTTCCATCTGGAGAAACCACATCTATTACTTTTAATTGATTAGCTAGGGCGATTGCAGTATCTAAATTGTAAAATGGATCATCCTTTGAAAATTCATTATCCATAGCTTTTTGCAGTTTATTTTTCATTTTCTTTTTCTTGGCTTATATGGACACTTTGTTAATGAGGTGATACGAGTATCGTTCTTAGCGATTCCACAATAAATAACACCCCTATATGAGCCACAAAAACCACATTCTTTATCTTTAATAGGACAATGTAAAAACATCAGTCTAGGATCTCGATATGTACTAGGTCATCAAAGTTATTATCTTTAGTGTCTCCATCAGAATCCCAGTCTCCACCAAATCTAATTTTTAAACCTAATTGCTTTGCTATGCCTCTAATCATTCCGCCCATATAATAAAAGCCATCTCTATTTTCCCAATCTATTGGATAGGGAGCAAGATCAACCGCCTTACCTTCCATGTGCTTAGAATATTTAACTTTTGTAGCCCCTTGCTTTAAGAGTTCCGCTTGTCTTTCCTTAGTCCTAACACCTTCTATAATGGTTACATCCATCATTTTAATCAGTTCATTAAGAACATTGATTATTCTAGTGTCTACACCTTTTAAGCGTTCTCTTGAGCGTTTTCCAAATTTGTACATTATCTTTTTTTCTTAATCCGTTTTATTTTTCTTTTTTTAGGTCTACCAACTTTTTTACCATACGATCCTTTTCCAAAAGGCATTATTTACTTCCGAATACTTTAGAGAAAAAACCTTTCTTTGATTTCTTTCCCTTAGATCCACCGATCTTCTTACCTTTTTTCTTTTTCTTTTTTACATCTTCCATCATAGCGTACTGGTCTAAATGCTTATCATTTGTGTCTAAAGGCTCACCGCTTAAAGTAGACATGGTTAATAAAACTATAATTGAGTGCATTATTAAACTCCTAATTTCTTTTTAATTGCCATTTTAAATATTTCCCAAAGAGCCTCAAATATCTTAGCCTCTGTTTTCTCGTTTATCATTGGGATGTTTACAGACTTATTAACTTGAGCAATAATATCCTTTTTAACTGCATCATCTAGGATAAAATCAGCGACTACTTTTCCAAACATCTACGACTCCTTTTCATTTTTTATTTTGTAATAAAGATAAATTATATTCATAACAGCTATAGCAATTCCTAAGAAGTAGGGAAGCATATCCATAAAGACTATAGCTTGACTTGCAAAACTTGTTCCAGATACTTTTAAACTATCCATTATTTGCTGTTCCCATTCATACGAGACATAATTCCATCCATTCGTGAAAGTTGCTTTTCCATATCAGACATCGCTTCTATAGTTTGCTCATACCTACGATCTCTAACAGAATCAGACTCATTCCACCTTCCTATTAGTTTAATGATCATGCCTTCCATATTTGCTATGGTTTCTGATTGCCCTTTGTTTTCTATTTCTAAATTCTTCAACGATTCTTGCTGTTTTTCTGACTTCTTAGACATTGTAATAACTAAATAAACAAACATAAACCCAACTATACCGATCATACCAGCTTCCGCATAAACCGCCATAAAATCCATCTATTTGCCTCTCCAATTAAAGGGATTAACTTTTCCTAATTTTTTCTTTAGAGATCCGACTTGTTTTTCTAGCATTAGTCGTTCCTCTCGCTCTGCTTCCATGTGTTTATCAAGTAAACTCCTAATCTGCCCACTAGCTGATACCATTTCATTTTCAAGTGTTTTAATCCTAGTTTCAATTTGCCAATATCCATAGACTAAAACTCCAACAAGTACACATATTTGTAATGCCCATTTAAAGTTAATAGTGATCGCCATTGAATCCCCAATAACCTCTCCTCTGTAGCTTCTAGCCCCTTCATTCACTTTTTTGTTCTTCTTGTGATTCATCCAGAGCATAGCCCATAACAGACCAGCCTTCGCAGCTAGTTAATAACATCCCTACAAAGACAAATTTTATAGGGATATTATAACTTGTTGATTGATTACTTTTCTTTTTCTTCTTCATCTTTGTCTAGGCTTACTTTTAAAGCATCTAGGAAGGCTTGTTTTCCGAACCTTAACTGGGTAAGATTAAACTCACTTGAATTAATCTTTCTATCCAGATCTGCTACATGGTTAATCATTACTTTTTGTTCATCATTCAATTCAGATTCTTTGTAATCTTTACCGAATAAATTCACAATCGCTTCTTTAGGCACTTCTTTTTCTTTTTTTGCCATTATCAACTCCTGTTGTTATTTAAAGTTTTTTAAAGTCTGCTATCGCCTCTGCTAGTCCATCGCTTTGTGCTTTTGCTCTAGCTATATCATCATCATATCTTTTCTTTTCTGATTCAAGTTGAGATAGTGACCATTCACGCTCTTGGTCATCTAACTGTTCTCCACTACTGGCATCCCATCTTTTTTCAACCATAGCTACATATTCTTTTTCTACTTTATCTTCTGCAAATACTATTACTTTTCCATCAGAATCTTTTTTTTCTTCGACTGCTTCTTTAATTGTTTGTTTTTTCTTTGCAAAGTCGGCTGTTTTGCCTTTTTTTGCCTTGTATTCTGACCAGTTCATTCTGATTCTCCTATTTAAGTTTGCTTTCTAATTCTGTTACTTTTGCTGATAACTCTTGTACTGCTTTCATTAATGGTGCTATAAACTGAACATAATCAGCACCTAAAAAATCTCCTTTGTTTGTTATACCAGCAAAATTTTGATTATTAGTTTTCTTTAATACTTCTTGTACTTCTTGTGCAATAATTCCATATTTAATTTTATTGACTTGTTTGTCTTTTTTAAGTTTATAAGAAACTGGCCTTAGATTATTTATAAAATCCAAACCTAAATCAGTATTTTTAATATCTTGTTTTAGTCTTTTATCAGATGTATTAATAGTTCCATTAGCATACATTTCAGCATCGCCATCTTGACTCATATAAACCCTAGTTACACTAGCATTTCCTAGAGTTACTGCGTTATCTGCTTGTCCAGTTGCTCCATAACCCACAACAGTTTGATTTGCACTCCCTACTGCACTTGTAACAGCTGTATCTCCTACACAAGTATTTTGATTTCCAGTGGTAATGTTATTACCCGCATTTGTACCCAGACAGACATTATTAGTACCACCAATAATTGCACCACCAGATGCCCAGCCGAAAGCCGCATTTTGTCCACCAGTACAGGCATCTAGTGAAGTATTACCAACTGCTGTATTGTAACTTCCAGTTTGGTTTGCTGTTAATGCAAGATGACCTATGGCGACATTGTTTGCACCAGTTGTAACGACCTTTAATGAATTTTTACCGATAGCAACACTATTATCTACTCCAGTAGTTGTACTAGCTCCACCTTTTAAAGCATCTTTTCCTATTGCTACAACTCCAGATATGGCTTGACCAGCTTGAACCGCACTCATAGCATCGCTACCTATTGCTATATTTTCTGTTGCAGTTGTAGCTGTTCCTAATGCTGAATCTCCAATTACAATATTATGCCCTCCAGAAGTAATCGCATCTCCTGCCGCTCTACCTATCATTACATTTGAAACTGCTTGAACATTTGTTCCAGCGTAATCTCCAATCAAGACATTCCTATCGTGACCGCTTCCTAAACTATTACCAGCCAAAAATCCAAAGACTGTATTATCAGTTCCACTATCATTATTACTTAATGAAATGCGAGAGTTGGAATCTAGTTTTAAAACTACTGTATTTATGCTTCCAGTTTGAGAAGTATTTCTTCGGATTTCAAATGTTCCTTCAGCACTATAGTTGGTATTTATGCTCCATTTTCTTGAAGCACTTGCACTAGCACCAGTATTAAAAAAAGAAATACCAGATGAAGATGCATTGTTAGACGCTAGTTTTAAATTACCCTCTGTTCCACTTTGTGCGCTTGTTATATCTACTGCACCAGTAACACTTAATGCGTTTGTCGGCTGACCTCCAATTCCTATTCTATCTGTATTCAAATATAAATTTGAGGCTGTTCCATCTCCATCTACTACTTGGATTGCATTACTGTTATTACCAGCTACTAAACTATCTGTATTGCCACTTAATTTTAAAAGCGAGGTGTAACTACTCGCTATACTTGCCCCTGTTAAACTTGCCATTGTATTCTCCTTTCCATGAGATTATTTATACAGCATTTCTGTATGGTTTAATCAATGAAGTTCCATTTGCGATCTTCATCTTCAAATTTTGTTAGTATAGAGTTCCAGTTTATATTGCCTAGATATTCATCAGCCATTCCACCTATTGAAACTCCTGTTTCACCTTGCATATCTGCAAAGGCTTTTCTTAATGCTGTATTAATACTTGTACCAGCACCGCCTTGACTGTTAGCCCATTGTTTTAACATATTATTTATAGATCCAGAATAACCCAATGCCTGTAATCCTAACCTTACAGAATCATTAAGACTCTTAGATCCAGATGTGATCCCAGCTACATCGCTAAAATACTCCCTTAATAATCCATTAAAACTTTTCTTTGTGCCTACTGCCATAATATTTTCCTATTAAAACAGGGCGGAATTAACCGCCCTATTTTTTTTATTGTTGTTTAAGCAATAACTTGACTAAGAACTTCAACACCCCAGCCATCTACGATTTCTGTAACTCCCCAGAAACCAGAGCCAATGATGTTATCACGAAGATATGAACCCTCACGATAGACTTCTGTTCTAATCATTTCGCCAGCATAACCCATGCCGATTGCACCTTGTACGAATACGCCACCTTTAACAGATGAAGCAGTTCCAGATGAACCACCATCATTATCAGTAACAGTAAATTCACTAGATGAGTGTATGTTGATTCCAGCTATTTGACTAACAAATCCAGCCCTTGCCCCTTCATCCTGTACACCAGAACCAGCAAATTGAGCAGCAGTTACTAAGTCATTATGTACGCCATAAGTTCCCCAGATCTGTCTTGGTTCTAATACAGCCTGTGGCTGACCGATTGCAGCATTTTGCTTTAGACTAGACAAAGCATCAAATAGATTATCTACAGTAAGGGCTGCATTATTAGCACCAACTGCATTACTGAATCCATCAAATAAAGCATTCAATAATCCATCAGCTTTTGCTGCCATAGCATTACCGACTAATGCACCTACATTATTAGCTAAATCATCTGCATTAGATAATTGAGCCTCATCATACATAGGTATCATTACTGAATACATATCTAGCGTTGCAGTTTTCTTATCTGTATTTAGACTTGTAGAAGGTGTAACAGTATTTTCTGCTGTTGCTGCTACGTCTCCACTTGTTAAAGTGTTTGATCCTGTGTTATAAGCTATAAATGTTACTTGGTCTGCTTTTGGATGTCCTTTTACAGTTACCAAAGGCATAGTTACATTTGCTTCTGAAAATTTGATTATCGCTTCTGATTCTATTACTTCTAATAAACCACCAGCAAATAATCCGCTATCACCAGCTGCCATTTTTTACTCCTTTTTGCCGAATATTGCATCCCATTTTTCTTGAGATATATGACTAAAAGTTGATACTAATTCCTTACATAATGGAACTTTCTCTTGACCTACAGAAATTCTAAAGCCATCCTCATAAGGGATCTTTTCACCATTAGAAACATATATATGCTCACCATCTTTAGTAACAGCACTAGCTACGCTTCCAGTATCAAATCCAGTAGTAGGATTATGATTAATTGAACTTAGATGTAAAGGCTTCTTTGATTTTCTCATAGGTCGAACCATTTATCTTTCCAGCAGCCTTATCTTGAGCAGCTTCTTTAAGTGAAGCATAACCTTGATAAGCAGAAGCTGGAGCGGAATCCACATTCGGTACATTATTTGGTTTTGAAATTAATTTATTATGAACCACCTTTAATTGACTGTAGTTCATTTCTTTAAAAACTTCCCTATCTTCTTCTGGAAAGTCTGAAAGCATTTTATCTTTTTCTGCTACATCCCTAGCTTTATAAGATTCTAACTCTGGCATCACAGCATCAAGTTTAGTTTTACTATCTTCATATAGCTTTTGCCATTCTTGATTTTTTGCTAATTGTGCCTGTCTATCTTCTTCGATCTTCTTTTCTAGTTCTGCTGCTTTTGATTCAGCTTTCTGTAATCGTTCTTTCTTTTGCATGATTTCTCGCAGTAATTCACTTTCACGATCATTAAGTGAACCTTCTTGACTTATCGTCTTATCTTGTACGCTATCTTGTACTGTTTCTTCGCTCATATCAGAGTCCTTTCTTTATTTACCTATTTTATAATTAATAGGCTTAGAAGTTTGTTTTTTAATGTTCTTCTCTAGCTGCCTATCAATTTCTTTTAAAACAAATCTTAATACTCCACTACTTACTGGCTTTGCTCTAGTAGTGACCGATCTCCCCATTTCAGAGTTCCAGCTTATCTTTTGTGCTTCTACACCAGACCAGCCAATAACTACAGACTCATTTGTAAAGCCCCTAGTTTGTAGGTTTCTCATCATATCACCAGAAAGTTGTAGATTAACCTTAGATCCAAAGTTTGTACCACCTCTGGCTATTTTAGGCTTTCTTTCAGCATAACCTTTTGAGTATTGTTTAAAGTTTTTATTGAATACATCCTTACCGCCCTTAGTAGTATGCACTCTAATTCTATCAGCAACCTCATCTCCTATTGCTTTCCAAAAAGATCTTTTAAATTCTGGTATCTTACCTAGATTAGCCATTCTGCTCTAATTGTTGTTGAGGTGTTAATGGTGTTTTTTTAAATCCGCCTTTCTTTTCAATCTGCTTAATTGCATCTTTTGGATCTGTTAGCTTTCTAGATACTGATGTTTCCCTAGCCCATCTATGCCTACAATTAAAGCCACCGCCATCAATAAATGCTCCAGCATATCTTGCATCTATTTCTGATCTAGTCAATGCTCCAGCAGACATCATCTCTAGGCATATATCTCTGGTCTTATCATCTATAATTCCTTGATATACATAGGTCGCATCTTCTGTATCAAATCTAGCCATTTCACTCGTGACTGTTCTTTCAAATGTATTTAAAGCAGTATTCGCTAATGTCTTGGCTTGATCTTTTCTTAGCACTCCACCAGATCCACTTAGTATTGATTCTGTTATCTGGGTTGTAGTTTTATTTCCTACGACTCCCTTAATAGCTTCATCCACTACTTTCTCACCCATTGTATTAATCTGGCTTATAAAGGTTGCTCTATCTAATTTAACTAATGATAATAAAGTTTCTTCTGTAACTGCTCCAGTAAACTCCATGCCTAGCAATACGCTTTCATACTGAGACATTAATATGTCTATATCTTTCTGGAGTCCTATTTGATTTAATACATAATCCCTTACATCTATACTAGACATTAAAGACATAAACTCATCCCTAAGCATAGAATCTTTAAGGGCTAGGATCTCATCAACCATAGCCAGTTGTGCTTTCTCTAGCGAGTCTGCGAATTGTTCTGCTATTTGATCTTTAGTCACTTCTTAAAGCCGATAGTAATGGTGAAGCTGGTGCTTCTGGTTCTGGAGTTTCTTCCTGTATTGTAGAAAGTTTTTTTTCTAATTCTTCATCTGTAATATCTGGATTGAAATGCCTTAATAAATCCTTCTGACTCATCAATCCATTATCCATCATAAAAGTAAGGCGATCTTTTTCTTTTGACCAATCTTCTGGATATTCTGACTCACTAAAATCAACCGAATAAGACTCATCAAATACTTTACCAGTATGAACTTCAATAACTTTACGATCTATCGAATAGCGACTATTCTCGAAGTCTACAAACATAGGTATGTCTGATTCCCTGTTCTCTAGGTTCTCCATATTTAAAATCTTTAAGGCTTGACCGCTTGGAACTTGTCCTTGCTCACCCCATCTTACTGCAAGAGCATGATTTTGCCCTGTGATATTTAGTAGCTGCTTAACCGATTCAATCATACTGGAAATATTAGAAGGCGGTGAAACAAAGTTCATAGATGCACCTTCTGGAAGTGAGATTAATCTATCTACTCCCCATTTTAAATTAGGAACAGCCTCATCTAATCCAGTAACTACAGGAGATCCCATCTGATAGCGAGTAGCTAACATAACCTCTGTAAAAGCGATACTACAATGTAGTGAAGCCATAGTGACATCTTGAGCATCATAGGGAAATTGTATTCTACTTATTGGATTAAGAGAATAAGGATTGATCATTTCTGGATTGCCTTCTAGTGGATAGATCCTTCCATTAATATCAAATAAGAAGTGCATCCCCTGTTCACCTTCTCTATCTTCTGACCAGAATACAAACTCCCTATCACCTTTAATATTTGTGCCTCGTTCATAGCTATAGCCATAAGGCTCTAACTCACCTTCATAATAATATTCTCTAACATTTGGAAGGATATGATATTGTATTTTCTGTAGCCTGTTATTCCATACGCTCTTGACATGAATCGTTCCCAGTAACCAAGCTAACTCACTTGCTAATCTGCTTTGTGAATTAAGATGATGAGTATAGGTTAGGTATTCTTCTGC